ATCAATAATAAATTCACGAATGGTGTAAACATCTTTTTCCTTCATCATACGTATAAGAGAATGATCCGTTTTCACATCATATAAAATATAATTTAACATTCTCATACCTAAAGAGGTATTTTTATCTTGTTTTTCACCAAACATAGATTTTAAAACTTGCTCTTGATAGTCACTTCTCTGTGTTCCTTGTGATATATCCATACCATTATTGCCTTTATAAGCATATTTTTCAACACTATGTTGAATAATTTGACTAGTTGTTAGATACTTTTGATAAGCTGCTAAAACCACATCATGAATTGATGATATACCATGAACAACTTCTTTTTTCCTATCCATTTTTGTTCCTGCTGATTTAAATACTTCAAATGCCATTTTTTCCAAATCATGTCCAGGTTTGGCGTGTGATGGAAACACGATATTTAAATGCGGTCTTCTCTCTATAGCTTCACAAAAATTTATTGTTTTACTTCCTGATATGCAATCCACATTACTAAGTAAAACAACTAAATCAGGACTATATTGTTGACCTTTATATCCTAATTCAGGTTTACTATAATCTACTGAAGCCATTGGTGGTATAAATGCTGCTCTAGAAACTAATGATATAATTTCTGGAAATTCAGTTTCTTCAGTTTGTTGCGCAAAATCATCATACAAGACAATTCTATGATTGTCCACAGATAATCCATCCCAAAACTCAATGCCTGGATTTCTAACATAAGTTAAATCCTTAACTATTTCTTCTATTTTTCGACCTTTAAACAACGGACTAACCATAGAAGCCCAATATGTTGATTTTGCACACCCTGGTGGTCCTATTATTCTTATACAGAATGGTTCTCTTTCTCGTTGGATACCCATATTCACAGTGTTTATCATTTCACTCATGATTTTCAACCATCTTGTAACATTTATATCAACCATAACGCCTTCATCTATAACATATTTTTCAAATTCCACAAGTAAATCCTTAGCTTCTTTGTGTAATTCAATTATTTCTTCTTTATCAGCAGAAATATCAATTGCTAATTTGACTTTTAATGCAGCTTGTGCCAATCTAGATGGTAATGAATCTTCTTTCTTCAATTCCATTAATAACCATTCTTTACCTAAATTTGGTTTAAAATATTGTGTTAAAAAATCAGGTAAAAAATGTATCCATTCCTTAAACATTGTTGTTACATTTCTTGCTGTGGTAAATACAGTGTTAAAATTTCGCAATAAATTCATCAAATAAAATTTTCTCATCACAGATAATGGCAAAGAAAAAATTTTTGCTGTCATTGTAATAATATCTCCAAATCCAAAAGATTCTTTTGATCCAAAAGGATTACCTTTTTCATCTTCGTCAGCTTCATATTCATCATTTTCTTCAACTGTCATTCTATTAGCAAATAAATCAAGTAAAAAACATGGATCTGGATCTGGTATTAAAACATGAAAATGTAAGGTTACTAAATGTTTGAATTTTTCTACAGCAGTAGTAAATTCTTCTAATTCATCCATAGAATCAACAATTTTTTCCAAAGCACCATTAAAAATTTCTTTAATTAATGGTTTATTTTTATTTTCTGCAAATATTTTCATTTCACTTTTTAGTAAAAATCTTTCTAAAAACAATAAATTGGCATAAAAGTGTTTATCACATTGAGATAATAATTTATAAAAATCAGAATTTTCTTTATCATTTTTTGTTGATTCAAACAAATAATCATAAGCATCAGTAGTAGTAACTAGAACTTTTGATTTTGGTTCTAGTTGAAGCAGTTTGAGTGTTAGTTGTGCTTCCGCAAATTGACTTTCTAACCGATGTGTTAAAATTTCTTTTTTCTTTTGTTCTTCTTTTATTTTGTCTCTAGCTTTGACATGTTCTGCTAAAATTTGGATTGGTGATATTGA